CTACCGGGCAATCGGTAATTCTATGGCCGTGCCTGTTATGGCGTGGATTGGGAAACGGATCTTAATGCAGAGGTCAATATGAGCGGAAATATTTCAAATTTTGGCATCGTCATTCGTATTAACGGCAAAACGGGAATGATTCACATGTCCCCTTCAATGAAACGGCTGTTATCAGCCCTTTGCCTGAACAGTTTAAAAGAAGATGGCCCGCTTAAGTTTATGCCGATGGAAGGACTTGAATTAATACCTGATGTAGAAACCTTTGGAAAACAGGAGAACCAGAAATGAATAACATCACCTTAAATTTAAATACCGAAATTGTTTACAACATTCACCGTAAATTTGTTTTAGATTTATTCGTCTGGCAGAAACGCTGGAAAGCCAATCAATATCACCGAAACCGCTTTTTGCATAAATGCAGGCAGGTGGGTGCTGATCATTATTTCGTACTGGAAGCATTAAGCGATGCCTGTCGAACAGGCCGGAATAAGATTTTTATGTCTGATAAAGATTGGCTACGGAATTTTGTTTATAACGTTGCTCAGTACTTTCCTGAACAGCAAACGCACTTAACCGAAAATGCCGAAGATATCCGGTTACTGACGCTCAGTAATGGCGCTGAAATTTATTTTTTACATGGGGATAGTTCTGTTGCTGGTATATGCGGTGATGTGTATGTGTCGGAATGGGCGTATTCCGATGACCCCATTAAGCTGATACGTCTGGCGTTGGGGTTGTCAAACCATCAAAAGTGGCGAAGAACGTTCTATTCCTCCAGAGATTCGGCGGATAACGGCGAGGCGGCTTATAAAGAATTTTTTACCCGAAATCAAATACGGGGTGAGCCGGCTTTCTTCGATACGGTCACGTTTTTTGATAGCGAAAATTTCTTAAATGAGGATTTGCTAATGAAAACGCGGTCACGAAAGGATTTTGAAGAAATGTATTTGTGTCGACTGCCTCACGCACGGTGGTAAATCCCATGGCTAAATCCCCCGCAGAACGGAAAGCCGCCCAGCGTCAACGCCAGAAAAGTTCTGGCGTTACCAAGATAGAACTGCTGCTCGATAATCAGGAACTGGACATGTTGAAACGCAATTGCGCACTGAGGCGACCGGGACGCGATCCGTATGAAGTGGTTGAATATCTGACGTTGCTTATTCGTAAAGATGATGCTGAGTTACAGCAAAAAATGCAGACATTATCAACTCAACAATGTGGTAAGTGTGGTGATTCGCTTCCGGTAACAGAATGCTGCTTCTCTGGTGAGGCAGCTTGTTGGAATACGCAGGGCTGGCATGAGGTAAAATTGTGATGGTATGACATGTCACGAATCGACGATCAATCCCGCCGATGAACGGCGGGATTATGATATAAACAAATACTGTAAATATTAGCGCCATTATTTAAGGCCAGAACTGGCGGATGCTATGAACAATGGCGCTCATATCTCTGGCACAAACCCCGATATTAGCTCGATACCAAGTATTGTTAAGAAATAAGGTGTATCCTTTATTGCGACTAGTTACATAGTGTAAACTCTCTAATCCACCGGAATAATTATGTTTTAACCATAAAAAAGGGTAATCATAGCGTGAATCTTCAGTAACAACGTTAGAATAATATATTCGTAACATACTCTTCCTTTTCCAATGCCTCCCTTGACCTTCCTCATATTCCATAAAGCACCCAACACGTCCCGGAGAATAAGCCATAAAATTTTCCTTAAGCAGGATGACTAGAAGTAGTGTCGATTTATAAACAAAGAATAACTGCTTTCCTCTTGCATAAATTGCTTCACTCTATGCACCAATCCGCAAGATCAAACAAGGATCTCATACCCCGCCAAGCCCCAGTACTGACGCGTCTCAGACGATCCCTTGCAACTGCATAAAAAGCACTGCATTTAGTGGGCAGGCGTGGCGGGGTCATGACTGCGCGCGGCGGCGTTTGATGGCCGTGCCGACCTCAAATTTCATCATACAATTATTACCCATGAAACTATATTTTATTCAGGCAAAAAAAGACCGCCCGCAGGCGGCGCTCAATCCGGTGTGTCAGTTACTCTTCATCCTCCAATGAATACCGCTCAAACCGGATCACCTCTTCCCCTAGCCAGTCATTGAGTTGCTTCATCTTGCTTTGCAGCGGCATCAGCTCATTGCGCACAAAGACCTTGGCCGCTTTCTCCACATCGCCAAAGCCGCCGGTATTCTGTGGGATAATCCCCATCATCTGCGGCGGCACGCGGTGCGCGGCCAGCATATCGTCACGGCTGACATTCTTGATATTTAAAAACTCATCCTTGGCCGCCGCCTCAGAAAGCGGAATAGTCTGGATACCGTCTTTTTTACCGCCGGGCGCATACAGAAACAGGTTGCGGAAGTTGCCGGGGCCTTTGCTGTTCTTCAGCGCATCCCGGATATTGTTCACATCGGAAATATTTTGCGAGGCATCACTGATATACAGGATATACCCCGCATGGCTGCCGTTCAGGTAATACTTGCGCCGAAACAGCGTGGCCGATTCATTCAGCAGGGCTGAGGGCAACGCCGCCAGATATTCGGGCAAACCGTACAACTCCTGATTAATGTCGGGTTCAATCAGGTGAAACACGTGCCCCGTCTCGAAGGCATACGGTTGGCTCTGATAGCCATAACGCACAAACCAGTAGGTGTCCAAATCTTCCCCGCGCCGGGTGAATTTGGCCGGGCAATGATGCAGGCTTAAGGGTTGGCCAAGGCGGTTTTTGCGTAACTCCAGATAAGCATTGCCGAACAGCATAAAATCCAGCGCCCACGAATCGAACGCCTGCCGGCTCAGTAACCGGTGGGAAACAAAGGTGCTGGTCAGAATATTGCGTTTCACATACACCGCGCTGCTGTGGTGCGGGGCTGCCCGGAACGACCGCGCCAGTCCGTTAAAACTGATCGGCGGCTCGTACCAGTTATCAACCAGGGCACACTCCAGATAATCAAACACCTCGCGCTTGTCCAGTACCGGGATCGGGTCGCCAAAGGTGAAGGCTTCCATTGACTGGGCAGGGGCAGGGGTTTTCACCGGCTGGCGTTTTTTACTTTTACGGCTCATTAGTAGACCTCGACGATGTTTCTGTGTTGGGGGGTGTCACCGGTGATCGGTTCGTTAAACAGGGCGTGCATGGTGGCCCAGGCCAGATCGGCATGGCTGGCCTCCTCACTGCGACTGGCTTCATAGGTCGGGCGGTTGCCGCTGGCGGTGGTCGAACGGCGGATAGCCATAAAACTCTGGGCGATGTCCGTCTGCCCGGCGTCAAATTCCAGCCGGCGATGATTGATGATGTCCCACGCCTTCAGCACCAGGGCGTTTTTGACCGACGGGTTATAGACAAACTCCCGTGCCGCCGGGAAAAACTCTTTGACGTTCTGGTAAACCCCATGCCCGACGCCGGTCGAGTCAATGCCGATATATTCCACGTTATACTGTTCGGTCAGGCGCTGGATGGCGTCCGACTGGGCGCGAAAGTCCATCCCGCGCCACTGGTGCCGCTCCAGAATCCGGAACTTGCCGCCCGGCACCAGGGGCGGTGCGATCACCACACAACCGGCACTGTCCCCCTTTTCGCCGCCCTTGGCCGGGTCATAACCGATCCAGACGGGGTTGTAACCATACGGGCGCAGCATCAGGGGCTGGACGTCATTCCAGATTTCCCAGCTATCGACCATGCAGCCCTGCATCAGGGGCAGTGAGAAAATGGATTCGATATCGTCCATAAACTCACACATCAGCAGATTCTGGTACTCGTCGGGGCTGTATTCCAGCCGCAACTGGTCAAGGTCAAACAGGGTACAGCCGCCTTTCACCGCATCTTCAATCGTGACAATCTGCCGCCACTGGCCGTCGGCACACAGCAGGCCGCCGCCCAAAACGTCATGGCTGACATCAATGTCAATGCGATCTGCCTTGGCGCGTCCCCGGTTAATCAGTTTGCCCGACCAGTACGGATACGCGCTGTGGGTCAGGCTGGACGGGGTGGAAAAGTAGGTCTGGCGCCAGTGTTTGTGTATCGCCATGCCGGACGCCACTTTACGTAAATCCTGGAAGCGCGGTATCCAGAAATATTCATCCAGATAGAGGTTGCCGTGATAGCTTTGCGCGGTGCGGGCGTTGGTGCCGAGAAAATACAGCGTCGCCCCGTTGCTCAGGGTGATTGGGTCGCCTTTCAGTTCGACCTCCACTTCCCGCGCCATTTCAAGGATGTACTGTTTGAAGACATGCGCCTGTGCCTTACTGGCTGACAGAAAAACCTGATTACGTCCGGTCGTTAAGGCATCCATAAACGCTTCACGGGCGAAAAAGTAGGTTGCCCCAATCTGACGGGATTTCAGGATATTACGGATACGGTGTTTATGTCCCTCGTCATACCAGACTTTCTGATAACCAAACATATTGGCATAGAACAGTTGCGCCAGCTTCTCAATCTGTTCCTCACTGAACACGTTCTTTTCCGGTGCCTTACGCTCGCCCTTGTTACGGTTGGCAATTTTCGGGTTCAGGTCGGCTTCATTGCCGCCGTTACTGTACTTGTTGATCTGCGCCTGCCGCTTTAACTGGCGGTGCAGCAGGTCGATTTCCTTAAAGTCCCTGCCCTCTTTCTGCTCTTTGGCAATGAGCTGACACAGCCGTGCCTCCAGGGACAGTTCGACCCGCTCAAACGGGGTCACATCATCCCATTTGTCGCGGCGTTTCCAGCTCTGGACAGTCGCCGCTTTCTCATTGAGCATTTCCGCAATACGCGCGACCCGATACCCCTTGAAATACAGGTGCATCGCGTGTTTTCGGGGATCAAAGTCATTTATCGTTTTCATGCCGCCAGACTACAGACCCGACCGCGATTTCTCCGTGCCTGCCCTTTGTGCCAGCCCCGGCACAACCGCATTTTATTGTTTCCCCGGCGCGACGACACAAACTAAGAGGCCATGACTGACCCATATAACCGGGGCTTACAATGCCGAAGAAATCCAAACCGTTTCGTATCTGTGTGGAAGGCGCCACCACCGACGGGCGCAAAATCCAGCGTGACTGGCTGACCCAGATTGCGGATAACTACAACCCGACCACCTATGGCGCCCGTATCAACCAGGAGCATTATAATTATTCATGGAGTCCGCGCTTCGGGGATGTGGAATCCGTCTACACCGAAGAAATCAAGGACGGCGCACTGGCCGGTAAGCTGGGGCTGTACGGGATCCTCTCCCCGACAGAAGAACTGATTGAGCTGAACCGCAAGCGCCAGAAAGTCTATACCTCAGCCGAGATCAACCTGGACTTTGCTGACTCCGGCGCCGCGTATCTGGTGGGACTGGCCGTCACTGACAGCCCGGCCAGCCTCGGCACCGAGATGTTACAGTTCAGTGCCGGCGCGGCTATCAATCCGCTCAATGGCCGCAAGCAGCACGCTGACAACCTGTTTACCGCCGCCGAAGAGACGGTACTCGAATTTATTGAGTTGCCCGAAGAAAGTGACAAGCCCTCGTTCTTTTCCCGTGTCCAGACGTTATTCCAGAAAAAGCAGCAATCTGACGATGACCGCTTTAACGATGTGTATCAGGCGGTTGAACTGTGTGCCAAAGAGCAGCAAGCCACGGCGGACACGGTGAACGCACTGTCGCAACAAATCAGCGAAGTGACTGTCCTCAGACAGAAACAGACCGCACTTGAAACCCGGTTAAATGACTTAACCACCCAATTGAGTCAGCAAGACCGCCAACTCAATCAACGCCCGTTGTCACCGGGATCGCAGAACGACGCCACTGAACACCTGACCAACTGCTAAAGGAACCCAGCCCCATGAAGAACCAAACCCGATTTAAATTTAATGCCTACATGACGAGACTGGGCGAAATCCACGGCGTGGAGGCCAGCGCCTTTAGCGGCAAGGTGCAGGTCGAACCGTCCGTGGCGCAGACACTGGAAGACGAGATCCAGCAAAGCGCCGACTTCCTGCAAAAGGTCAATGTGCTGCCGGTCAGCGAACAATCCGGCCAGGCGATTGGCTTAGGGGTCGGCTCCACCATTGCCGGCACCACCGACACCGACAGCCAAGACCGTGAAACCACCGACCCGACCCGCCTGACGGCGATTGAATACAAATGTGAGCAAACCAACTTTGATACCAGTCTCAGTTACGCCAAGCTCGATTTGTGGGCAAAGTTTCAGGATTTCCAGTTACGTATCCGTAACGCCATCATTCGCCGCCAGGCGCTTGACCGTATCATGATCGGCTGGAACGGCATCAAGCGCGAAAAAAGCTCCAACCGCACGCAATACCCGATGCTGGAAGATGTGAATATCGGCTGGCTGGAAAAAATCCGCCGGGATGCGCCCACCCATGTCATGAGCAGCATCATTGACGAAAACGGCAAGGTGACTGCCACGGTGATTCGGGTCGGTGAGGGCGGTGATTTCAATAACCTGGACGCTCTGGTGATGGATACAGTCAACAACGCCATTGACCCCGAATATCAGGACGACACCGAATTGGTGGTGATTTGTGGCCGTGAACTGCTGGCCGACAAATACTTCCCGCTGGTCAACCAGTCCCAGCCTAACAGCGAAAAAATGGCCGCAGACGTGATTATCAGCCAAAAACGCATCGGCAACCTGCCGGCAATACGGGTGCCGTACTTCCCGCCCAGGGCGCTGCTGATCTCCCGGCTGGATAACCTGTCTGTCTACTATCAGGAAGGCACCCGCCGCCGCTCGGTGCTGGATAACCCCAAACGGGATCGCATCGAAAACTACGAATCGGTCAATGAAGCGTATGTGGTTGAAGACTATCGCGGTGTGGCCCTGATTGAAAATATCGAGATGCTGCCGGCTAAAAGCCAGACCGCACAGCCGCAGACGGTCAGTGCTGTGACTGAAAAAGACCGGGTCAACGGCAATGAAAAAGACCCTGTCAAAGACAACCAGGATCAGTAATGACCAGCCCGTGGCAACGTCACCGGATGCGTGAGCAGGCCAGGGAAGCCGCCCAACTGAGCGGCCCTGCCCTGCAAAACAATGGCGGCTATAACCAGATGCTGCTGATGCTGGGGCAACACCGCCAACAGTTAAAGCGCATTCAGTCGATGGAGAGTAAGGCCGCGTCAAAGCGGAAATTACTGCCCCATTATGCCCCGTGGGTAACGGGGGTGTTGCAGGCCGGTCATGGCGGCCAGGACGATGTGCTGATGTATGTCATGCTGTGGCGCATTGATGCCGGGGAGTATGACGGGGCACTGGATATTGCCGCTTATGCCCTGCAATACCATCTCGCCATGCCGCAGGGGCATAACCGCACCACCGGCTGCGCCGTGGCGGAGGAAATCGCCGATGCCGCCCAGCGCAGCTATACCGCCAGGTCACCCTTGCCTCTTGCCACACTGGAGCGGGCAATCCATCTGACCCACGAGCAGGATATGCCCGACGAAGTGCGGGCAGAGCTGTACAAATGGCTCGGCTACAGCCAGCGGGATAATGACCGGCTACAACCGGCTTATTGCTCTCTGAGCCGGGCGCTCGAACTGAACCACCGTGTGGGCGTGAAAAAAGATTTGGAGCAACTCGCCAGAGTGATCCGCAATCAGAACCCCCACACTTAACGAACATGCCAACGCGCCGGGCGGCACGGGGTGGCGACAGTCTCAAAACCCCGTCCACCGCCCACCTAACTTAAGGTGACCGTATGGATTTTATTGCCCCCGAACCCGCCAAAGATGCCGCGCTGACTATCAGCAGCGATCCGTTTTATCCGGCCATCGAAATGGGGCGTTACCGGGACGACATGCGCACCGACGGGACGGTAACCCCGCCCCGTTTAAAGCAGGCCATCACCAATGCGATTGTTGAGGTTAACCGCGAGCTGACCCCCTGGCGGCGGCTGAATATCGCCAGGGGATATGCCACGTTAGCCGCCATTCCGGCCGGTCTTATCGATCAGGAAAGCGAACTGGTTTATCTCTATCACCGCGCCGTGTTCTGCCTGACCAAAGCCAGCCTGACCGAACGCTACCGCGATATCGACACCACCCAACCCGGCACGAAAAAGGCCGAGGCGATGGAAACCACCATTGACGACCTGTGGCGCGATGCGCAATGGGCGCTGCGCCGGATACAGGGGCAGGATCATATGATTGTGGAGCTGATTTGATGCGGGTACGCGCACAACAATATGACACCGTGGACACCCTTTGCTGGCGCCACTATGGACGCACACAAGGCGTCACTGAGCGGGTGCTGGACGCCAATCCCGGGTTGGCCGATTGGGGGGCTATCCTGCCCCACGGCACTGAGATTGAACTGCCGGACATCGCCCCCGCTCCCGTGACACCGATGATTCAATTATGGGATTAAAACATGGATAAACAACCTGATATATGGGCCGAGCTGCTCAGTGGCCTGCAAAATTCGTGGCCGCAGATCTCCGGCTCTGCTTTGGCAATAGCCATTTGTTACGGTCGCCTGATTTATGACGGCGTAGAACGCAAGAACCGTTGGGTCGAAGCGCTGCTCTGTGGAGCCTTGTCGTGGAGTGCGTCCAGTGGCTTAGAGATGTTTGGCGTTCCCAGTAGTTTTGCGCCGGCAATCGGTGGTGTCATTGGTTTTATTGGCGTTGAAAAAATACGTGAGTTTGCTATCCGTGCTATCAATAAACGGTTGGGAGATAAATAATGAGCAAAGGCATTCGTAATAACAATCCCGGCAACATTGATCACAACTCAGCGAATAAGTGGCAGGGTCAATTGCCCCATGACCCGAGTATAGAAAAGCGGTTCTGTCGGTTTGAATCACCAGAGTATGGGATTCGGGCACTGATGAAGCTGTTGTGCAATTACCACAAAAAAGGCTATCAGACCGTCGCGAAGATGATAGACCGCTGGGCACCCACTAACGAAAATAACACCTCAGCTTATATCAAGGGTGTGACCAAGGCGTTAGGTGTCGATCCTCATCAGGTCATTAGCGTTGATAAGGTCACATTGATTGCATTGGCCAAGTCCATCATCCTGCACGAGAACGGCAAGCAACCTTATTCAGATCCCGTGTTTGAAAAAGCATGGTCGCTGTTATGAAAGCCGACGGGAAGATAGTACTCGTTATTATAGCCGGACTCATTGCTTGGTCTAGTTGGTTGATGGCATCGTTAAACGAAGTAAATGATTTAAATGAAAAACTAACGACTGATCTAAACGAACAGGTCGCCATCAATACCAACCAGCAAGCACGAATCCAACACCTTGCTGAACAGGATGCAAAACGCTTACAGGAGCTGACGAATGCCAAGACTGAAATTGACAGGTTGTACACTGCTTCTCTTGCTCATCCTGAGCGGGTGTACATCAAAGCCACCTGTCCCGTGCCTAAAACCCCTGCCTCCTCCGGCATGGATGATGCAGCCACCGCCCGACCTACTGACACCGCTGTCAGAAATTATTGGCTACTCAGAAAACACATTGCCACCGCAGAGCAAATGATTCAGGGGTTGCAGGAATATGTTAGGAGTCAATGTCAATGAGCAACACAGAGGCTAATCATCATAATATTCAACTGGCGCCTCAGCCGGAAGGACGTTGACAGGTTTCCATTTATGTCCGGGTTTTGTGGTGTTGGGCATGTTTCTATTATCCCCCATAATCACAAAGTTAAATATTTCATTGCCGTCAAGATCCACTTCTTGGAAAAGGCCGCCAGATCTGCCCGTAAAATCGTTCGGACTTAATAACATAAATTATCCTTTTAGTTTGAGATAAGACTACTTCATTGAAAAAACATTATATTATCCCTAGTATGGCAGGTAACCTATGAATAAGCCCCGATTACTGCGGGAACGGCTCACGGAAAAAATTAACTATCTGCGTGACAACCCCGAATATCTGCATGTGTTTGTTGAAGACGGTACCGTGCTGGCAACCATGGCACCGGCGCTGTCTTACGAATACGCGTACACGCTGAACCTGATTATTGAAGCCTATCCGGGCGATCAGGATATCCTGATGGCGGTGGTCGGGCACTGGCTACGTGAGCACCAGCCCGATATCTTCGCCAATCCCGATAACCGCCGTAGCGGTTTTACCTTTGATATCAATATTCTTAATGACACCACCGCCGATATCAGTATTGATCTCAAGCTGACGGAACGGGTGCAAATCACCCAGCAAGGTGACGCCAGCACCGTGACCGCCCTCCCTGAACCCGAAAACCCGTTTGACCGGTGGTGACATGGAAAACGACGCCCTGCAACCCCTGGACACGGCACTGGCCGCCCTGCTGACCCGGCTTTCCCCGGCCAGCCGCAAGCAACTGGCCCGTGATATCGCCCGGGACTTGCGGCAAAGCCAGATGCAACGCATCCGCTCACAACGTAATCCCGACGGCAGCCGGTTCACTCAGCGTAAGGCGAAGATCCTCACCGTACAGCGCGGGATGAAGTTTGTCTGGCGCGGGGAAACCCGTACCCTGAAAAACTGGCAGACCCGCAAAGGCAAAAACGGCCAGGTGATTACGGGGTATGATACCGAACGTAAAGCGGTTCGCAGCTTCTACAAAAACGATATCCAACGCAGGCTGGAAGTCAAAACCGACCGCATCAACACCCGCAAGGCCAGTAAAAAGACCCGGATGTTTAAGAAGCTGGCAACGGCCCGCTACCTGCGACTGTCCGCCAATGACCGGGAAGCCGTGATCTTCTTCGCGCCGAAAGTGGCCGCCGTGGCCCGGGTACACCAGTTCGGCTTAAAGGAGCGGATGCGGGGCAAAAACATGACAGTCAAATACCCTGAGCGCCGGTTGCTGGGACTGACCCCGCAGGATATCCAGCATATCGAAGAACAAATTCTTTCCCACCTTACCCGCTGATGTGTGCCAGCGCGGACACAAACCCTATTACGTGCAGACAGAAATCTTTGGTGACATGTTGTGGGCATGAACACACAATTAACCGAACTGCTGCGCCGGCTGCGCAACCTGATCCGGATTGGCACCATCACCCAGGTGGATATCCCGCGGGGATTGTGCCGGGTCAGGACAGGTAACCTTGAAACCGACTGGCTGCACTGGCTGACCGCCCGAGCGGGACACACCCGCACCTGGTGGGCGCCGAGTGTGGATGAGCAGGTGTTATTGCTGTCCATCGGTGGCGACCTGACCACCGCCTTTGTCCTGCCGGCCATTTTTTCCGATGAATTCCCCGCACCGTCGGCGTCTCCTGAAGCGGCGCACATTCGCTTTCCTGATGGCGCGGTGATGGAATATGAACCGCAATCCGGCGCATTGACCGTCACCGGCATTCAAACCGCCACCGTGACGGCCTCAGCCTCTGTCCATATTACCGCCCCGGAAATCACCTGTGTTGCCAGTACCCGGATCACGCTGGAGACACCGGAGGTCATCTGTACGCAGCTCATGAGTACGGGCAACCTGATCGTACGCAACGGCGGCAAAATGACGGGCAATATTGAACACACCGGCGGCACATTCAGTTCCAACGGCGTGGTTGTGGATACCCATCAACACACGGGCGTCCGGTCAGGGGGTGACACATCCGGCGGCCCCGTCTGATGCGGTATCTCGGCATGAACCGACAGACAGGTGAGCAGCTGACCGATATTGCCCATATCCGCCAGTCGGTCAGTGACATTCTGCTGACCCCGGTAGGGAGTCGCCTTGCCCGCCGCCAATACGGTTCGCTGTTGTCTGAACTGATTGACGCGCCGCAAAATGCCACGCTGTGCCTGCAACTGATGGCCGCCTGTTATACCGCCATCCGGCAATGGGAACCCCGTATTATTCTGACCGCCATCACCGTCAATCAGGGGACGGCCGGACAGACCACCGTTGATATTCACGGCTATTACCAGCCGTCCCGCGATCCGATCACGTTTTCCGTCCCTGTGAGGTGAGACTATGCCAACCCTTGACTTAAGCCTGTTACCCCCGCCGGATGTCGTCGAACCGCTGGACTTTGAAACCCTGTTTGCCGAACGAAAAGAGGCATTAATTTCGCTGACCCCGCCAG